GCTGTAGCTAAAATTATCAGTCTATCGGAAACAGTGCCAATTTCGGTTCTTATATCGAGCTTCTTCAGAGAAAACAAAAAATACGAAAACTGGACTCGCATGCTCATCAATGCTGCCAAAGATAACCCAAACCTAACCGTCAAATTAACTTGGTCTCACGCCAAAGTTACGCTCATTAAAACCAAATGTGGAAAGCATATCGTATTTGAAGGCTCTGGCAATCTTTCCGATAATGCGCGCATCGAACAATACGTTTTAGAAAACAACAAACAAGCTTATGAATTCCACAAAAACTGGATAATGGAGGCGATGAGTGAAGACAAACAAGCTTAAGTTCAACCCCAATAATCCGCGAAAATGTAGTAAAGACAAGCTTGAAAAGCTTATGCGCTCAATCGAATCATTTCCTGAGATGATGAAGTTACGCCCAATGGTTTACGATCCCGAGACCATGTATGTTTTAGGCGGGAATCAGCGGCTCGCAGCTATCCGAAAGCTCGGCATGAAAGAAATACCAGATGAATGGGCTATCGCTGCCACCGATCTCACGCCAGAACAGCAAAAGGAATTTGTTCTGCGAGATAATGTGCAGCTCGGGGAGTGGGACTTTGAGATGCTGTCTGCTGAGTTTGGCGAATTTAATCTTGAAGAGATGGGCATGGATATGCCAGAGATAGAGGAAACTGTACCAGATACAGAAAAAGATGATGATAATCCATACACAAAGCTTGTGGCCACTCCGATATATGAAATCACAGGTGAAAAACCAGCCATATCTGATTTATACGATACCGACAAATACAAATCTCTCATTAGCGAAATAGAAAAAGCCAATATCCCGCAAGCAGAAAAGGACTTTTTGGCCATTGCAGCTCAAAGGCATATTGTTTTTAGATACGACAAAATAGCAGAATTCTATGCGCACTCCACACCAGAAACACAGCAACTAATGGAAAACTCAGCTCTTGTAATTATTGACTTCCAAAAAGCAATAGAGCTTGGTTATGTGAAGCTTGCCAAAGACATCGCTGCACAATATGGGGAAACATATCCAGATGAAGATGCCCGATAACTTTGCTATATTCATATTGACGCACGGCCGAGCAGATAACCAAATCACGCTGAGAACGCTCCAGAAAGCGCAATATGATGGCAAGCTATATTTTCTCATTGACAATGAAGATAAGCAGCAGGAACGATACAAAGAGCTTTATGGCGATAGTGTAATTGTCTTTGATAAAGCAGCAATGGAAGGCACATTTGATATTATGGACAATTTCAATGGCAGGAATGTTGTTGTGTTTGCCAGAAATGCGCTAAATGATATAGCCAAAAGCCTTGGCATTAAATACTATATGGTGCTTGATGACGATTATCAAAGGTTTGAATTTATTATATACGATGCCAAAAAGTTTATTCAGAGAAGGCACAATATATCTGACATAAACAATGTATTGTCCGCGATGTTAGAATACTTCATATCTACTCCATTTACGTGCATAGCTATGTGTCAAGGTGGGGATCTCATTGGTGGAACATCTTCATCTGTATGGACACAGCATAAGCGAAAAGTAATGAACTCGTTTTTATGCGATACAGATAGGCCGTTTCAATTTGTGGGCAGGATAAACGAGGACACAAACACCTATGTTGAACTTGGAGCAAAAGGGCACTTGTTCGCAACAATTCCTGAGCTTGTTTTACACCAAAGAGAAACGCAGGGGAACCCTGGCGGGCTCACCGAGTTTTACCTTGAAACTGGCACCTATTATAAGTCTTTTTATACCATAATGCTTCAGCCCTCATCGGTTCATTGTTCACTTATGGGGCAGACAAATCACCGGCTGCATCACAGCATAAAGTGGAAACATACTGTGCCAATGATAATTAGAGAATGTCACAAGAAGGCAGAGAATGGCAGTGAAAGCTAAAAAACCCATAGGCAGACCGCGCATTGAGCTTGATCCAAAGCAAGCCAAAATATTTGGCTATTTCCGCGCTACATACGACACAATGGCTGAGCAGATCGGCTGCAGCGTGGATACAATCCGAGCTGCCATGCAAGACGATAAATCTGAATTTTCCAAGGAGTATAAAAAAGGATTTTCTGGAATGAAGATGAAATTATCCGAAGCGCAGGTAAAATCAGCGATTGAGGACAGAAATCCTACTCTATTAGTTTGGCTTGGCAAACAGTATCTTGGGCAGAAAGATGTTCCTGATGCGCCGCAAGACCACAACAAACCCGAAATATGCATGCGCCCTGCGCGGCTGGCGGAATCCGATGAAGATTAACTTTTGTGAAGATCATTATTTGCCGCATCAATGGCAATTCCTCAATGATTGGAGCAGAACGCTTGGTCTAATCGGTGGACTCGGATCTGGCAAAACTGCAGCGTTTCTCGCTAAGACTTTCATCTGCCACATCAGTAGACCGGGCGCAACCGGCAGGAGTAATGTCGGCATCGGCTACCCATCTTATGGCGACGCGAAGGAATTGTTCTTTTACCCGTATTGCGATATGTTGGATATGGCGGGAATCAAATACGTAGAGAACAAATCAGAACTTACAATCAAAACCGAACAAGGTCAAGTCAAGATAGTGTCTGCATTCCATCCGGAGCGGATCAAGGGCTTTTCGTTCACCGATTTCGGTTTTGATGAAATTGATACGCTTGATTTGGAGAAAGGCAAGATCGCTATCCGCCGGGCAAGAGAGCGTTTGCGCGGACGCAGAGACGCTCAATTGTTTATAGTTTCGTCACCGGAAGGTTTTTCCACCTGTTACGAGGTGCTGAAGAAGGATCCGAATCCGGGTACATCCGTCATCCATGCCGATACGCGATCGAACATATATCTACCCGCCGAATACATTAATGATCTGCTGTCTACCTATGATGAGCAGATGGCTATGGCGTATATTAGTG